GTGGTGCCCTTTTGTGTACTGTGGTCATACTGTGGTACCCAATGGAAAACGGACGAGAACCCCTAGGCTACCTATCTAGCTAGCTACCTTAGCTAACTCCTGTAACACTGACGTGTAAACCACAACAAGGGTAGGTCACTCGTCCAGAACCTAGGAGTACACTTAAGGGACTATAAGCTTAATCTTTGTTGTGTGGTTTTTCAGCAACTTGCTTGCTGTTTAAGTATTTTAATGCAATCCAGTCAAACTTTCTTTCTTTACTTATCAAGCACTTAGCATTTTAGCCCAAACTTTTTTCACTTTTACCCTTAAGTTTTTTCGACTTTTCGTGTCTATATAGTTATAACTTAAGTTTAACTAGAGTGCTCTATCATAAGTATTTTAGTCTTTCATCTTGTTTCTAGCTTCTAGGTTACTAACCTTTAGGTTAAACTTAAGTTAACTCCAGTTAAACTTTGTAGAAAGGAAGCGGACCAGCATGGCCCTTTATGACTTCACATTCACTAAAGGCGACCAAGGTGTAATCCGCACGAAGAGCCTTTTCTATGAACTGTCGTATGACAACCAAGAACACGTACTCTTCACACTGAAGGAGCACGACATCGAACTCCCCAATGGTCGCCCGTTAGTGGCCCTGTCCAAGATATTCATCGACAGCGTAATGACCGACCCTACTGAATACGATTTTGCACAAGCAGTCTTCGGTTCGTGGGAAGTATGGGAGAAGATAACGAAGCAGCCTAAGTTGAAGCAGCACATTGAGAAGTGGCGCAGAGAAGCTACTATCAAACGTAAGGCACTGGCCTTTAAGTCGGTACTGAGTGAAGTGCAAGAAGGAGGCAAGTCCTCGTTCACAGCAGCTAAGTACCTAATCGAAGAACCATGGGCAGCTAAGGACGGTCGAACCACAGACGGTCGTAAGGCCCGCAAGGATGCTAAAGAGACAGCCGAACAGGCTTTCGAACGTGCAGCCATTAGCGAAGACCTCAAACGGCTTAAAGAAGAAGGACTGATCCAATGAGCAAGAAGCCCGACATCACGACTATTCAGTCTGGATACTACAGCACAACACAGCTGAACGCTAACTTCCAAGCTATCCAAGACGCATTCAACAATACACTCTCACGTGACGGTAGCGCACCTAACCAGATGAACGCTACCATCGACGCAAACAATTCTGACGTATTGAACGTCCGTAACTTCCAAGCTGACGAACTGTACATTGGTGGTTCAGCTGTAGACCTAACCGCCCTCAACAACATTGTAGGGTTTGGCAGCGAGGTTACAACAGTAGCTTCCATCTCTGGTGATGTGGTTACTGTGGCTAACAACGTGTCAGACGTTACGAACTTCGCAAGCGTCTACTACGGTGCCTCGGCAGCCAACCCAGCTACACGTAAAGACGGTAGCGCCCTACAAGAAGGTGACCTCTACTGGAACACAACCAGTGACGTTATGTTCGCATACGACGGTGCAAGCTGGTCAGTGACATACGCGCCCTCAGGGGCCTTCCTGAGCTCGCTTAACAACCTCAGCGACCTTACCAACACAACGACTGCACGTAGCAACCTAGGCCTCGGCTCAGTGGCTACACAGAACAGCGACAACGTCAGCATCTCTGGTGGTGTTCTTGGGAACGTGACTATCACATCCCTATCAGCAGACTTGGGTATCGCACACGGCGGTACAGGTGCAAGCACCCCATGGGAAGCACAAGTAAACCTAGATCTGCTAGACAGTGAAGACGGTGGCTCAGTGAGCACAGGCCTACGTGTACCAGCAGGTACCACAGCCCAACGCCCTAGCACACCAGATAGTCAGCAAATCCGCTACAACACTACAGCCGCAACCTTCGAAGGCTACGACGGTTCCATATGGGGGCCTATCGGTGGTGGTGGCTCCGGAGCTACTGGTGGTGGTTCAGACCTAGTCTTCTGGGAGAACGATCAGGTAGTCACAACGAACTACACAATCACGAATGGTCAGAACGCTATGAGCGCTGGGCCTATTACTATTAACACTGGCGTCACCGTAACGGTTGGCGTTGGCGAGACATGGACGGTAGTGTAACATGAGCACATTAAAAGTAAACAGCATCGAGCCAGCTAACGCAGGTCAGGAAGACTTCTACTTGGCAAAGGCGTGGGTAAACTTTGATGGTACTGGCACTGTAGCTATCCGTGATGGTGGGAATGTAAGCAGTATTACCGACAACGGTGAAGGCAACTACACAATAAACTTTACTAACGCCTTCTCCTCTAGTAATTATTCTGGTTTCCACCTGTCGGGTAGCTTGGGGAGCGGGTCTTATCATCTAGTCTCTCCTCATACTGTCACAACGAGTTCACTGAGGGTTAACGGCGCTGGTCCCAGTGGTAACCCTGTTGACAGGGATTTTGTGACAATAGGGGTGCTCCTGTAATGAGCGATTACCGTGTAGTCTTTGAGGACCCCGACAACTTGGATGCACCAGCTTCTGTCCTAGTCCCAGCACCTGAGTTCATGGAGGTCGCCAAGGCTGGTGGTCTTCCACCTGTCTCAGTCTTCTGGGCACTACAGGATGACGAAGAGAAGCACAGTGGTCCTAACTTTAAACACGACAAGGATAAGTGGGAAGCACAGTTCACAGCCCCACGTGTTGGCCCTCTCACTGAAGAGGAAGCTATCGAGTACCTTATCATGAAAGACATCCCACGTAGAGTGTGGGGCAAACAACATAACCGACCAATGTTCAAGATCGTCAAGAAAGATGACGTACCTTCAGACAGGTCATTCCGCAACGCATGGAGGTTGGCATCATGAGCCGAATTAAAGTAGACGCCATTGAGAACACCTCAGGCGTACAGAAATATCTTACCCATACATGGATACTATTTAACGGTGAGGGTACTGTTTCCATCAGATCCAGTGCCAACGTATCTAGCCTCACAGACAACGCGGTGGGCGACTTCACCATTACGTTCTCTAACGCCACCCCTACTTTCGACTACGTGCCGCACTATAACTATGGGGATGACACTGGGTCTAAGACAGGGGGGACCACCTCTTACGAAGCCCCGCTGACCACATCACAGCGCTGCTACTGTGGCCTTATCAATGGTTCTGGGGTAGACAGACCTTACAACAGCTACAGCAACACTTTCTAAGGAGCACAGACAATGAATACACTAATCAAAATCGGTGCCCTTGAGGTACCATCGAAAGACTGGGTCGCACCAGCCGATCGTACATTCCGCGAAGCATGGACAATCACAGATGCAGCCTCCGGCGTCATTGACGTAGACATGAGCAAGGCCCGTGACATCTTCCGTGACAAGCTACGTGAAGCACGTAAGCCTGAGCTAGAGCGTCTCGACGTTATGTTCATGCAAGCTATGGAACGCGGTGAAGACACTGCTCCTGTTGTGGCTCGTAAGAAAGAGCTCCGTGATGTAACGGCAGACCCTGCTATTGACGCAGCAACAAAACCTGAAGAACTGTTGGCTCTTAAGCTAGCTGGTCTGGAGGTCTAAGTAACACAGAGGACATAACCACATGACCCCGACGGAAATCAGAGAGAAGGCTGAGAGTGACCTTACGTTCTTCATCCAGCTGATCGCACCCACACAGGTGCTAGGCAACTGCCACAAGGATGTGATCCAGTGGTGGTACAGACCAGAACGCAAACATCACCAGCTACTCTTGTTTCCTCGGGACCACGGTAAGTCCCGCTTGGTTGCTTATCGTGTGGCTTGGGAGTTGACTAAGGACCCAACACTTCGTGTCCTGTACATCTCAGCCACCAGCAACCTAGCAGAGAAACAGCTAACATTCATAAAAGGTCTCATGACCAGCGACATCTACCGTCGATACTGGCCTGAGCATATTCTTCCTGAAGAGGGCAAAAGGTCTAAGTGGACAAACACTGAGATCGCACTAGACCACCCTCTCAGGAAGGCTGAGAATATTCGTGACCCCTCTATCTTTACGGCAGGTCTGACCACGTCCATCACTGGTATGCACTGTGACATTGCAGTGCTCGATGACGTTGTGGTTTCAGAGAACGCCTACACTGAAGAGGGTCGCCGTAAGGTCCGAGCTCAATACTCCTTGCTGTCTTCTATCGAAGGCGCAGGAGCACAGGAGTGGGTCGTAGGTACACGGTACCACCCCAAGGACTTGTACGATGACATGATGGGTATGATCGAGGAACTATACAATGACGAGGGTGAGCGTACTGGTGAAGACACCATCTACGAAACCTTCGAGAAATCAGTCGAGGACTTTGGTGATGGCACGGGTGAGTTCCTGTGGCCTCGTCAACAGCGTCGTGACGGTAAGTGGTTTGGGTTCGATCGTAAAATCTTAGCACAGAAGCGAGGCAAGTACCTTGACCGCGTTCAGTTCCGTGCTCAGTACTACAACGATCCTTCTGACCCTGACAGTCGTCCGATCGACTACGACAAGTTCCAGTACTTCGATCGTAAGTTCTTGAAGCAAGAGAGTGGCTACTGGGATTACAAAGGCGAGCGCCTTAACCTTGTGGCTTCTGTAGACTTCGCATACTCGACACGTAAGACTGCCGACTATACAGCTATCGTGGTCATCGGTGTGGATGGAGACAACAACGTCTACGTCTTAGATATCGAGCGCTTCCGTACATCAGACATCAGTGAGTACTTCAATCGCATCCTCGGTTTGTATAACCGCTGGGGCTTCCGTAAGTTGATCGCTGAGGTTACAGCTGCACAGCAGGCAATCGTTAAGTCACTCAAGCAGGACTACATCGCAACCCACGGCCTAGCCCTGAAGGTTGAAGAGGTACGCCCTACACGTAACCAAGGTTCGAAAGAGGAGCGCATGGAAGCTATCCTGACGCCTCGCTATGACAACCATCAAGTCTATCACTATCGTGGTGGTAACACTCAGGTACTAGAAGAAGAGCTAGTACAACAGAACCCTGCCCATGACGACGTCAAGGATGCACTGGCTTCTGCTATCGACAATGCAGTTAAGCCCAGTAAGTTCGCAAGACGTAGGAAGACGGCAGATCAAAACGTAGTGTTCCACCCTCGCTTCGGTGGACGAAGTTTCTAAAGGATTATAACACATGGCACGTACGTTAGACGTATCACAACTTATCAGTCCACACCAGAAGGCTAGCCACATCTCCTCGAAGTTCGATGAGTGGAACAGCTACCGCGATGGTTGGACACAAGAGAAGAAAGAGCTACGCAACTACGTGTACGCTACTGACACACGGACCACAGGTAACAACAAGTTGCCTTGGTCTAACTCCACTACCACACCCAAGCTGACACAAATCTACGACAACCTCAAGGCTAACTACACAGCCTCGTTGTTCCCCAGCAATGACTGGATGGAGTGGAAAGCTGAGGACAATGAGAGCGCTACGAAAGCTAAGCGTGATTTCATTCAGTCCTACATGGAGAACAAGCTACGTCAGTCTGACTTCCGCAATGTTGTGGATCGTCTGGTTGATGACTTCATCCTAGCAGGCAACTGCTTTGCTACAGTCGAGTGGTCCCGTGATTACACGGAGCTCGAGAGTGGCGAACAGGTCGAAGGCTACATCGGACCTAAGCTGGTTCGCATCAGCCCATACGACATTGTGTTCGATCCTACAGCAGCTGACTTCGCAAGCACACCTAAGATCGTACGTTCGATCAAGACGCTTGGTGAAGTACAGGCTATGTTCGAGAAGCAAGGCAAGATGGAAATCTTTGACGAGATGATCCGTGTCCGTAATGAGGTTGGCTCAGCAGTGAACGTAAGCAAGTCCGAAGGCTTTGTGGCTGACGGCTTTGGTTCTATCCAGAACTACTACGGTTCATCCTACGTTGAGTTCCTTACATTCTACGGTGACATGTACGATCGTCACGAAGGTAAGCTACACCGTAACCGTATCATCACTGTGGTTGATCGTGCGTACCTCGTTGAGGATATGGCGAACCCATCGTGGCTAGGTACAGCCCCAGTGTTTCACGCTGGTTGGCGCTCACGTCCAGACAACCTGTATGCTATGGGTCCTCTGGATAACCTCGTCGGTATGCAGTATCGCATTGACCACCTCGAGAACTTGAAGGCAGACGTGTTCGACCAGATCGCACTGCCTATGCTCAAGGTTCGTGGTGACGTCGAAGACTTCGAGTACATGCCAGCAGGTCGAGTTTACATTGGTGAAGAGGGCGACGTTACGCCACTCGTACCGGATGCTACAGCACTGAATGCAGACTTCCAAATCCAGACACTGGAGAACAAGATGGAAGAACTAGCGGGTGCACCTAAGATGGCTATGGGTCTGCGTAGTGCAGGCGAGAAGACAGCCTTCGAGGTACAGACGCTAGACAATGCAGCTAACCGTATCTTCAACCACAAGACTGCTAAGTTCGAGATGGAGTTCTTGGAGCCAGCGCTTAATGCGATGCTCGAAGCTGCCCGTCGTAACATGAACTATGTGGACACTATCTCTATGGTAGACGATGCGACAGGCGTACAGTTGTTCCAGTCGATCACTAAGGAAGACATTGCAGCTAAAGGCAAGCTGGTACCTATGGGTGCCCGTCACTTCGCAGAGAAGGCCAAGCGGATGCAGACACTACAGCAGATCATGCAGCTTAAGTCCATGGACCCAACGGTCGGTGCACATGTGAGTGGTAAGCTGATCGCTAAAATCTTTAGTGAAGAGTTAGACGAGCAAGATCTGTTCGGTGAGAACATCTCGGTGTTTGAACAAATGGAAACCCAGAAGGCAGCAATGGATGCAGAAGCAGACATGCAGGAAGACCTAGAAATCAAAGCGGAGCAAGGGCTATAATGCACAGCGCATGGTTCAAGGGTAAGAAAGATAAGGAGGCGCGTCGGAAAGAGGTTATGGGATACCGTAATGGTTTCGACGCCCTTCGAGAAATTCTCGAGCGTGACTTCAAGAAAAAGGAGAACGTAAGAGAGTATGGTGATCCACAGTGGGTCCACAAACAAATGGCAGTCAACGAGTACAACCAAGCACTTGAGGACCTGCTCAAAATCATCAACTTAGAAAAGGAATAATTCATGTCCGTATTCGACCAAACCACGGGTCAAACGACTGAAGCCGCACCAGCCCCCGAAGCTACTCCAACCACAGAGAGCTACGTACAGAAGCTAGTGCAGGAGCGCGGAGAGCAATGGGCCGACCCAGAAGCAATTGCTAAAGGGAAGATCGAAGCCGACCAGCATATCAGCAATCTTGAGAGCCAACTCGCAGAGATGCGCAAGGACCTTGAGAAGCAAGACTATGCCAAGTCACTGCTCGAGCAAGTTCAGAACAAGGCAGGAGAAGCCACCACTCCTAAACCTGAACTATCCACACAAGACGGTGGGGAGATTAACCCGAACACCACGGCAGAAACTCCTGACATACAAAGCCTTGTTGAAGAAGCTCTGAAAGCGCGAGAAGCCAAACAGACAGTCGAGCAGAACGTAGCCCAAGTGGACGCTGCATTGTCTGAGAAGTTTGGAACGGACGCTGCCAAGGTTGTGGCTGACAAAGCGTCAGCTCTTGGTTTGAGTTTAGATCGCCTTAAGGGCCTAGCCGCAGAGAGCCCCAGCGCTTTCATGGCATTGGTCGGAGAGGCACCCCTCGCTCCTACTCCCGTGTCCCCCACCAGTTCGGTGAACACACAGAGTGAGAGCTTTAATGGCAACACTGCTAAGGGCTTTCAGCACTTCCAGCAGATGCGCCGCGACAACCCTAAACAGTATTACTCACCTGCCGTGCAACGCGAGATGATCGCAATGCGTGACAAGATGGGCGATACTTTCTTCAACAGCTAATCTTAAAGGAATAATACAATGGCTGGTAACATCACAACAGGCACAGGCGACTTGATCCGTAATGACATTTGGTCTGCCGAACTCCGCGAAATCCTTCGTGAAGAACTTCAGGCAATGAAGTACGTCGATTGGCGTTCAGACTTCCCTGATGGTGACACTCTGCACATCCCACAGATCGCAGACGCAATCACCAACGACTACACTGAAGATGCACAGGTCGTCTACAATGCCCTCGGCACAAACGACTTCACACTGACAATTGACCAGTACAAGTCTTCAGGCCACTACATCACACGTAAGTTGATGCAGGACAGCTACTACATGAACGAGCTTATGTCTTCGTTCGTACCCAAGCAAGCACGTGCTATCTTGGAAGCAGCTGAGACTGACATCCTTGCTAAAGGTGCAGGTACTGGTAGTGACGGCGCGACAATCAACGGTATCGACCACCGTGTCTCTGGTGGTAACGCTGGTGTTATCGAAGTGGCTGACTTTGCATACGCAATGTATGCTCTTAAGAAGTCGCACGTACCACAGACCAACATGGTTGCTATCGTTGACCCATCAGTTGAGTTCCAAATGAACACACTGAGCCAGTTGACAACAGTGTCTAACAACCCACGTTGGGAAGGTATCGTAAACGACGGTATCGCTTCTGGTATGCGTTTTGTGGCTAACATCTACGGCTTTGACGTTTATACTTCGAACTTCCTGCCAACAGCTACAGGTGCTACTGCACTTAAAGACCGTGCTGGTGGTACTGGTGTTGACGTATCCGCTGGTAAGTGTAACTACTTCTTCAGCGCTACTTCTGACGTTCTGCCTTTCGTAGGTGCTATGCGTCAGGACCCAATCGTTGACCGTGAGTTCAACAAAGACTTCCAGCGTGAGGAGCTCGTTACTACAGCTCGCTGGGGTACTAAAGTGATCCGTCCAGAGAACCTTGTAAACATCGTTACTCTGCCGACTATCGCCTAAACTACTTTGGGGTCCCTTCGTGGGGCCCCTTCACCCATCTAATAGGAGAGCCTGATGGCAACCGTACAGCATAGCACACTTTCATCTAGCGAATTGCACGAGCCCAAAGGTGCAGCCACAGCAGACGCTAACACAGTTTATATTGCGGATGGCGCAGGCTCAGGCCAATGGCGACTAAAGCCAAACGGGTATTGTTTTTACAACAACGGTACTGGCACTACATTTACCACACCTGTAACCTACACACTGTGTAACGTAGCTTCTGGTGTCTCTGGTTTACAGCGTGAGTTCTCACACAACGGCGCAGGCCGATTGACCTACACAGGCTCGAGCCAGATTGGTGTGGCTTTATCAGCTACCATCTCACACTCGCACACAGGCACTAACGCAAGCCTGTTCTTCCAGTTTTACATTAACGGTGTAGCTGTAGGTCCAACCTCTCGCGTAGGTACAGGTGGCGCTACGGTGGACCGTGTGACACCACTCAAGCACCAAGATGTCCTAAGCACTGGCGACTACGTTGAGCTGTACCTACGTGCCGACAGTGGTGACATTATTGTTAAGTCGTTTGCACTCGACGCAGAAGGAATTATCTAATGAAGATGACCCTGTTAGAAATAGTGCAGTCCGTGCTTAGCGATATGGATGCAGAGGACGTGAACTCCATCAGCGATACCACAGAGGCAACTCAGGTAGCCTCTATTGTACGCGATACATTTTTCAATATGGTGACTAACCGCACCATCCCAGAACACAAGCAGCTTATCAAGCTGACACCACTGAGTAGCTCAGCGTACCCTACACACTTCCAGTATGACGACAATACGAAGATCGAAAGTGTGTGGTACAAAGACGGCGACACATACGAGACTGTCCGTTGGCTTGAGCCGCTGGACTTCTTACGTCACTGTGACAGCCGCCAGAGTAACTACGTTGAGGTAGCGGACAAGAAGGCAGGCACCACAATCCGTGTAGGCACAGACGTGGCACCATCGTATTACACCAGCTTTGACGACGAGTTCATCATTATGGACAGCTATGATAGTAGTGTCGACAGCACACTCCAGCGTTCCAAGGTACGTGCATACGGTGTGGTTCCCCCTACGTTCGACATGCACACTGACGGTTTCACACCTGACCTTGATGCTAACCTCTTCCCGTACTTCCTAGCAGAAGCCAAGAGCACAGCGTTCTCGCTACTGCACGGTGGTCCAGACCCAAAGGTTGAACAAGCTGCACGTCGGCAGAAGTACCACCTTCAGAACGACAAGCACAACACAGTGACAACAAGGAAGCTATCAAAATATGGACGTTAAGGATAAAAAGCTCAAGGAGCTGCAAGAGGCACTTGCAACCGCACAAGACAACCTTGATGAGTACCTTGGGGTTAAGACCCACCGTGAGCGCTACACAGCAGTATCTAAGTTTGATAAGGTGAGTGGCAGATCATACTACGAGGTTACACATAAGAACCGCGCCCAGCCAATTTACATTATCCCTAACCCAAGGGGGTACAACAACTGGGTATTCAAGTGTCCACAGAACAGGCTACCAGCATCACTTGAGAACAACAGCTTCATGCGAGCACAAGCCGCTATTGATGCAGTGGTTGAGTTGATGGACAACATGCGGCCTACAGTGGCGTCTAAGAAGAAATCTAAAGAGGAAGTCTAATGGCACAGAGAGCATCACAGAAGCCAGTAGTTCAGTTCAACAAAGGGTTGGTCACTGAAGCTGGAGAACTTACATTCCCCGAAGGCGCTTCTGTTGATGAGCTGAACTGTTCATTGGAGCGCGATGGTTCACGTCGTCGGCGCTTAGGTATCCAGTACGAGAGCAACTACGTACTTACACCTTCTGCTTCCGTAGCTGATGGTACCACAACCAGTGTGTCCGTATGGGAGAACGCAGGTACTGTGGCAGGTCTTAGCTTTGTTGTGGTGCAGCTTGGGTCCACCCTACACTTCTACGAGGAAGGTGCTACACTTTCAGCTAACAAGAAGAGCTTTACGGTTAATCTTGTGGTGCACGAGAGGCCAAACGCTGTGAGCTCCGCTAACGCTACAGTGCAGGCTGCCTCCATCCAAGGCAAACTGATCATTGCATCCCCAGAGATCAACACGGTTGTGGTTGACTACGACGAGGGCACTGACGGCATCTCTGTTAATGAGATCAAGTTCCGTATCCGTGACTTTGAGTGGCAGGGGGATGTGTCTACGTACACCGAAGAGCTTGGCACAGGTTCCGTAACGGACGCCCGTGAGTACGATACCATGAACACAGGCTGGAAGGGCGACAAGGGCACAGCCGCACTGGCTGCATACGATACAGCTAACACCTCGTACCCAGCACTCACGCTTCCGTGGTACTCTGGTAAAAACTCTAGTGGGGACTTCTCGGTTACTGAGTGGGAAAAGATATTCGCAGGGACATCCCTGATCGCAAATGGTTCTTATACCTACGACCTCTACAACATGGACCGTCAGACTTCCTCTGGGCTATCTGGCGTTACAAACTACGTAGAGAACTCCCGCTTTGCCACAGTTGTGGCTTATGCTGGACGTATGTGGTACGCAGGGATGGGAAACAAAAACACTTCCAACATCTTCTTCTCGAAGCTGATCCAACAGGACAATGACTTTGGCGAGTGCCTTCAGGTCAATGACCCTACAGCAGAGACCATCAGTGATCTTCTGGACACAGATGGTGGATACGTCAATATCCCTGACGCTTATAACATCCGTCGCTTGCATGTCCTAGGCTCACAGCTTATCGTGTTCGCAGAGAACGGTGTGTGGGTCATCAAGGGCCTCGATAACATCTTCTCACCTACGGGCTACTCCGTATCTAAGGTTGCTGAGAATGGGCTATCCTATGAGGGCTCTTTCGTGGCTGAGGAAGGCTCCCGTCCATACTGGTGGTCATCTTCTGGTATCCACACACTCACAGTATCGGCTGAGCAGCAGACCCTACAAGAGGTAAACCTCTCGCTACCCACAATCCAAGGTTTCTACAACCAGATTAGTGCAGCTAAGCGCGGACAGGTTGTGGCAGCATACGATGCGTTCAACTCTCGTATCGGTTGGTTCTACCCAGATAATGATGAGACCACAGACTACAAGCTGAACAACGTATTGTGGCTCGATGAGCAACTACAGGCTTTCTATCCGTGGCACGTAAGTGACGCTACAGTGGGCCAACACATGCTCGTACCGTTCTACACGAGGGGCAAGGGGACTACTTCAGTTGACCTTACCGTTACAGACAACGCTGGCAATGAGGTTGTGGACAGCAGTGGCAACACTGTAATTGTAACCCGCGCTGGGCGTGAGTACTTCTCAAGTGCGCTTCAGGTGCTCGTACGAGATGCAAGTGGGCAGATCGCATTCGCTCAGTTCACTTCCCCTAGCTTCACAGACTGGGGCTCAGCAGACTACGAGAGCTTCGTTGAGGGTGGCTACGACTTCATGGGTGACCTCACGTTGCGTAAGGGTCTTATCTACTTGACCTCATACTTGAAGGTCACTGAGGGTGACATCATTGGGGATGACGTGCTGGGCTACCAGTTTACCCGTCCGTCTAGCTGTAAGGTATCCACATACTGGGACTTCCGTACGACCTCTTCACAGAAGCCACAGGAAGCATATCGCCTGAAGAAACTTCCAGTACCCGATGGGGCTGGCAACCTAGCTTACCCCAACACAGTGACCACATCAAGGTTACGGCTGAAGGGGCGGGGACGCAGTATGCGCTTCCGTTTTGATAGCACTTCAGGGCATGACTTCCACCTACTCGGTTTTGATAGGATCGGTGGGATAAACCCAAGGTAACTAAATGATTATTCGTAAAGCAAAACACGATGACATCTTTGACCTCCTAGTGCTAGCACGGGGCTTCTCTCGGGAGGCTCCTGCTATGCACAAGTGGGACAAGGAGAAGACAGAGGCAATGCTCATGGCTTGCATCGAGGGTACACACACCACGATCCTTGTGATGGAACACGAGGACGAAGTGGTCGGTGGTATCGTAGGTGTCGTGCAGCCTCTGTTTATGTCACAGACTGTGGTAGCCTCAGAGCTCGCATGGTTTGTGGACCCAGCACACAGGGGCAAAGGTGCACTTAAGTTAGTCAAGGCATTCGAAGGCTGGGCCAAAGAGATGCAGGCAGACTACATCACAATGGCTGACATCCGTGGCATTGCGGACCTAAGCAAGTTATATGAGCGCATGGGTTACGAGTTGACTGAGGCCGCTTACAGCAAAAAGGTAGAATAAAATGGCAGCAACAACATTAGCAGCGATTGGTGGTTTCTTCGGTGGCGGGGCTGCACTAGGTGCCACAGCAATCGGAGCGGGCATATCAGGCGTATCAGCAATCAGCAGCGCAAAGGCACAGCGCCGTAGCGCCGCACTACAGCAACGTCAGGCAGACCTACAGGCCCGTCGTCAGAGACGTCAGGCTATACGTCAAGCACAAGTGCAACGTGCCCGTGCATTGTCTCAGGCATCAGCAGCAGGTGCAGTTGGTGGCTCCGCACAAGGCGGCATCAACAGTATTAGCTCACAGCTTGGCTCGGGTCTTGGCTATGCGTCACAGCAGTCTGCACTGGGCTCTGGTGTCTTAGCAGCTAACCAACAGGCACAGAACTGGGCATCCTTCGGGCAGCTTGGTGGCGGCCTTATGAACCTAGGCATCCAAGCAGGTGGCCTTAACGGCATCTTCGGGTCTCAGACACCTAACCAAGCGCAGACACCTAACTACTTCCCATCTTAATAAGGGGTCATCATGACTGAGTATTCACCTAAGACGAACTTACCTCTCGATGCAATCACGAAGAGCACTCCGCTGGATGGTATTCAGCAGTCCTTCCGCATCGACAGCTATGATCGCGTAGATAACCGTGGTATCGACATTAGCGTGGCTACTGGTCAGACACCTGAGACCATCAACCAAAAGGTCACCAATGGAGACAACAGCCCAATCAATGAGGCTAAGAACTCCGTTGGTGATGTGGTTGGCGATACGGTCAACAGCGCTATTGCTAACAACGAAGATCAGCAGATCGCAGCCTCTAAAATCCTAGACACACAGGAGAAGAAGGCTGGCATGGACAGGTTCTCGGACTTTGTTCTTGAGGATGCACTGACAGTCGACAACCCAAACTACAACCCACGTATGGCTAACTTGTACCGCAACCAGCAGATTGCCTTCGAGGTAATGGCTGAGCGCTTCAAGGGTGCACAGGAGAAGGGCGTAGTGGGGACCACACTAGACTTTGTGGACCGCTACCTGATCCGTCAGATTGGCATTGGCACATACGAAGACCTCACACGCCGCTCTGAGCGTAAGGGCCTTGAGCTCGCACAGGCAGCAGCAGACATGGATGGCGACGAGTATCGTCAGTTCATCGAAGCGTATGCGGATGAGCTTACTGAAGAGGGCGTCTTCCGTGGTGACAACTGGTTCGCCTATCAGGATGGCCTTAACGAAGCGGTAAACGCAGGCTACGACGTGAACGCTGGCTTCAACCAGATCATGGGTGCCACAGACCTTGCAGGACTTGGTGGCGTCGCAAAGGCGTCCCTCAGGGGCGCAGGTAAGGTTGTCACTAGGGTAGGTAAGGTAAAGGGCGTTAAGGCCGCTGACGAGGCCGTAGAGCGGCTCTCAGAGGCAGGTGTACGCTCACACCCAGAGGTCCAAGACGAACTCATGCCCAGCGCGCAGTCCCTCACTAAAGACGTGGACGTCATCGGTGCCACCCAGAGCAAGACAAACGAAATCTTCCAGAAAAACAAACTGGTCAAAGAAGTACAGGAGCTCTCCAAGTCTGGCAGCTTCGGTCGTATGGCCACAAAAGCTGACATTGACGGGCTCGCAGGGCAAATCTCTGCACGACTGGCAAAGACCTCCAGCCGCCCATTGGCGAACTACGATGTTGTGGATCGCACAGGTTTGGGCGACATGGCAGTACAGGTGAAGGTCGGCAAGATTTCCGACGGTACCCCGTACAGGTCTGAGGCAGCTGCAACAAACGCAGCCAAGTCTATTCAAGACAAATCTGGATTAGTCGCAAAGGCCACCCCAGTGGATGAGAGCGACATCTCTAAGGGCTTCTACGTGGAGCTTGAGGAAACTATGGACCTGACACGCACGGCTAGCGCTGTGGATGTGGCTGGTGTAACAGAAAACATTTTGGCCAAGGCGCTGGGGTCTACCCGTGCTATGGACGATCTAAACTTAAACACACTGGCTAACATGTCAGAGAGCGGGCAGGGTGCAATACGGGAACGTGTGTTGCCCTACCTGAAGCCACTGGAGAAACTCAAGTATGATAGTAAGGTCGCAAT